CAAAAAATTTAATAGATGGTTTTTATAGAACTAAAAAAGATAGAGCATCTGCAATGTCATCATATTCGTACGAATGTAAAGAATGTACAATAAAAAGAATACAACAAACAAGAAAAAGAGTTCCATGTAGATGTGAATGGGAATATCCTGACTGGTAGTATTGTTCACGCATCGTTTCCCCATTGAAAAAAGACAAATCAATAAATATTATTAGAACAAATTTGGATTGCGAGGGTAATCAAGATGCCATTAAATTTAGCATCTCCTGGGATTGTAGTAAAGGAAGTTGATTTAACTATTGGAAGAGTTACTCCTTCTTCAGCTAGAATCGGAGCTATTGTAGCACCTTTTGCAAAGGGACCAGTAGACGTACCAATACTGGTAGAGAACGAGAATGGTTTACTTAAGAATTTTGGGCAACCATATGCCACAGATAAGCACTATGAGAACTGGTTAGTTGCTTCTTCTTATCTCTCTTATGGCGGATCACTTAGAGTTGTAAGAGCAAACGACTCCCAATTAAAAAATGCTTTTATAGGAACTGCATCAAGCGTTAAGATTGATAGTTTAGACAACTACAATTCTTTAGGGTATGATGAAAATACTTTAAGTAATGTTGTTTTTGCTGCCAGAAACCCCGGTACTTGGGCAAACGGGGCAAGAGTTGCAATTATTGACTCAAAAGCAGATCAAATTCTGACAGGAATTAATACATCTGGAGTTGTTAACTTTGTTGCTGCTATCTCTAACAGAAGTGGTACTTTAGTTGGCAGTGCTACAACAATCGGCATTTCGACCGCATCGGTAACATTGGGGCAAATTGTAAGATGTGATGTTGCTGGAGTTGTTGCTGCAGGCACTACAGTTACTTCAATTGCAGTGGGAGATGTAGTTGGTATTTCAACTGCATCACTATCTTCTGTTGATATTACTACTACGTTTGACTTCGGTTCCAACTCAGTAGTCAGCGATCCACTGGTTGTTGGATATGGAGTCACACAGGCAATATCTTCCACTCTTCCTGGTCCTGGTACAACTAGCACTCTTGATGGTCACTTAAAGGGTATTATTACTGAAATTGGCGCATCTTCTGTAGGCGTAAAAGTTCTTTCTCATGTATCCTCAGCAGGAACTGTAACGGACGTAGATTATCAACCATCCGGAGTTTATGCATTTGCTGGATCGGGAGACGTTTCAATTACTAAAAATAATGAAATAACTTCTTATGGTTCTACTTCTTACACCGCAAGACAAGATTGGTTCGATCAACAAACAGTTGGTTTAACCACCACATCAAGTGTTAATTGGAATACTCTTGCACCAAGACCTGGAACTTCTGCCTATGCAGCAGCAAGAAATTCAAGATTTGATGAAGTTCACGTTGTTGTTATTGACTCTCTTGGAACTATCAGTGGAAATGCAGGAACTATTCTTGAGAAGCATTTAAGTCTTTCGAAGGCAAAAGATGCAGAGTTCTCTGTAGGAAGTCCATCTTACTGGAGAAGTTTTCTTGCAAATAACTCAGAATATGTCTTTGGTTTAGGTTCTCCCGCAAACACTGTAGAGACAGGTTATAGTTCTAATTTTGCACTTGTCTCGAATGGTGGTTGGGATAGAGATGCAGAAGGTACTATTTTTAATGCTGCAGGTTCTTCAACTGATGACCTAACAGGAGGAACAAATTATGGAGGAAAAACTGACTTAACTAAATCTGGTGCTCTGACAGCAAGTATTGGAGAACTTTCCGATGGTTATGACTTGTTTGAGTCTACAGATAACTATAAAGCAGACTTCTTGCTTATGGGATCTGCCTCCAAGGCTAAGGTAGATACTCAGGCACTTGCAAATAAAGTTATTTCTGTCGCTGAACTGAGAAAGGATGCTGTTGCTTTTGTATCTCCAAGTAGAGATTCTATCATGAGCGACACCACAACACAAGGTGATACAACAGTTTATAGTGCATCAGATATTACTAATAAATTAATTGAATTCTATGCTTCCGTGTCTTCATCTTCTTATGCGATATTTGATAGTGGTTATAAGTACATGTATGATCGCTTCTCAAATACTTTCAGATATGTTCCGCTAAATGGAGATATTGCAGGTATTTGTGCTCGTACTGATATTAATAACTTCCCTTGGTATTCTCCAGCAGGAACATCAAGAGGTTCTATCTTAAACGCGGTAAAACTTGCGTACAATCCAACAAAAGCACAAAGAGATCGTCTGTATTCAAATAGAATCAACCCAGTTGTATTCTCTCCTGGTGCAGGTATTGTTCTCTTTGGAGATAAAACTGGACTTGCTAAGGCATCGGCATTTGACCGCATTAACGTCCGTCGCTTGTTCATCTATCTTGAGAATGCTATTTCTGCTGCTGCGAAAGATCAACTCTTTGAGTTCAACGATGAAATTACAAGAACAAACTTTGTAAATGTTGTTGAACCATTCTTACGTGATGTTCAGTCAAATAGAGGTATTCAAGATTATGTTGTTATTTGCGATGAAACAAATAACACTGCTGCGGTGATAGATAATAATGAGTTTGTGGCAGATATCTTTATCAAACCCGCAAGATCAATTAACTTCATTGGTCTGACCTTTGTTGCCACCAAGACTGGTGTTGATTTTGAAGAAGTAATCGGTAACTTTTAATTAACTTAGAGGCTCTAAAAAAATGGCAACCAGAAACCAAATTAATAACATTCCCTTGAGGAAAATTACCGACTTCAAGAGTAAGTTGTCGGGCGGTGGTACAAGAAGTAATCTTTTTGAAGTTGAACTTGCTTTTCCAACAGCAGTTGGTATTGATGCGGTAACCTTAGATAAGACAAGATTTCTTGTAAAATCAGCAGCACTTCCTGCTTCAAATATCACACCATTGGAAGTAGCATTTAGAGGAAGAACTCTAAAACTTGCTGGCGATAGAACATTTGAAACATGGACAATTACTGTCATTAATGATGTCGATTTCTCTATTCGTTCATCATTTGAAAAATGGGCAAACTACATCAATCGTTTGTCTGATAGCACTGGATCTACCGATCCTGCAACATATCAGGCAGATGCTTTTGTCCATCAGTTAAATCGTGATGGAACTATTTTGAGATCATATCATTTCTATGATATTTTCCCAACAAATATTTCAACAATCAATCTCTCTTACGATAGCGAAGCAATTGAAGAATTTACTGTTGAGATGCAAATTCACTGGTGGGAAGCAATTAAGGGAACTTCTCCGGCAGCTGGCGGAGAAGATATCAACTAAATAGTACACGGTCACAAGTAAGTTTATAAAATGGCGAAACTTTTTGGTTTTTCGATTGATGATAAAGAGAAAAAATCTAGTTCTATAGTATCCCCCGTTCCTCAAACTAATGAGGACGGGGTTGATCATTATATACAATCCGGATTTTATGGTCAGTATGTAGATATTGAAGGTGTCTATAGAACTGAGTACGATTTAATTCGTCGTTACCGGGAAATGGCACTGCATCCAGAATGCGATGGTGCAATTGAAGATGTTATTAATGAGGCAATTGTTAGTGATTTGTATGATTCTCCTGTGGAAATAGAACTTACCAATGTAAATGCTGGAGATAAATTAAAGCAAATAATTAGAGAGGAATTTAAGTCTATCAAAGAGATGATGGATTTTGATAGAAAGTCGCACGAAATTTTTAGAAATTGGTATGTTGATGGGAGATTATTTTATCTAAAAGTCATTGACATTAAAAAACCTCATGAAGGAATCAAAGAATTAAGATACATTGATCCTATGAGGATGAAGCATGTTCGTCAAGAAGTTAAAGAGAATGGAGATAATACTTTAAATGGAAATTTCTCTGATGGCAGTATTCCCATAAATCATTCAAAGATAGAAGAATATTACGTTTATTCTCCTGCTCCTGCCCATAACGTTGGTTATATGGGAGCAAAGTCTAAAGGTACAGTTAAAATTGCAAAAGATTCTATTACATATTGCACCTCTGGATTAGTAGATAGAAACAAAGGAACGGTTCTTTCATATCTTCACAAAGCAATTAAAGCTCTCAATCAACTTCGTATGATTGAAGATTCTCTTGTTATTTACAGATTATCAAGAGCACCAGAACGTAGAATTTTCTACATTGACGTTGGCAATCTTCCTAAGGTAAAGGCAGAACAATACCTCAAAGAGGTTATGTCACGTTATAGAAATAAATTAGTTTATAACGCACAAACTGGTGAAGTTCGTGATGATCGTAAATTTATGTCAATGCTCGAAGATTTTTGGCTTCCAAGAAGAGAGGGCGGAAGAGGTACTGAAATTACCACTCTTCCTGGTGGACAAAATCTTGGCGAACTTGCCGATATTGAGTATTTCCAAAAGAAATTATACAGAGCTTTGGGAGTTCCAGAGTCAAGAATTGCTGCCAATGAGGGATTCAATCTTGGTCGCTCTTCAGAAATTTTAAGAGATGAATTAAAGTTCTCAAAATTTGTTGGACGTTTAAGAAAAAGATTTTCTCAGATGTTTAATGATATGCTGAGAACTCAATTACTGCTTAAAAATATAGTAACCCCAGATGATTGGGAAATCATGGAAGATCATATTCAATATGACTTCTTGTATGATAACCATTTCTCAGAATTAAAAGAGTCTGAACTTCTTTCTGAAAGATTAAACTTAGTTACGACTATTGAACCATATATTGGAAAATATTTTTCAACAGAATACGTTCGTAAGAAAATTTTACGACAAACGGATTCTGAAATTATTGAAATTGATTATCAAATTGATGATGAGATTCAAAAAGGAATACTTCCTGATCCAAATGCCCCAACGGATGAAATGGGTAATCCAATTCCTCAAGATAGTGAACAACAAAACTTGGGAGATGTTCCAATGGAACCGGAAATTGACGCAAGTTCGACTCAGGCACCAGAAATATAATAGCAACAAAATATAAATAACTTTATACTGACAAAAATTTAATGGAAGAGCTTATCGATTTGATTGCAACGGATGAATCTCCATCTGTTGTTACTGACCAGATTAAAAATTTATTATACGCAAAAGCAGCAGAAAAAATTGAAAGTCAAAAGTCTTCGGTTGCTGCATCATTATTTGCAGACTCTGAAGCAACACACGAGGAGGAATAATGGGAAGAATTTTATTAAAGGGAACAGAAATTCAAGTTCCAAATACAGTTGGTGCTGGATCTAGTTTTAGTGAAGCTACTGTCGTTCGCTTGGCAAATCCAAGTACAACTGATTATGTAATTACAGTATCTGAAACGAATGCTGGTCCCACGATTGGAACTTTTACTATGTTAGCCAATACGACAGAATTGTTAGAAAAGCAACCATCGCATACTGTTCATGTTAATACCGGAACAGATGTCTTAGGAACAAAAGTAGGATTCACAGGATAATCAAATGAAACTCATCACAGAAGAAGTATCAAACGTAAAAATTATTACCGAAGGCAAGGGTGCCAGTAAGAAATTATACATTGAGGGTGTTTTCCTTCAAGGTGATCTCAAAAACCGTAACGGTAGAATGTATCCAATGGAGACACTTTCCCGTGAGGTAAATCGTTATTGCGAAACCTTTGTAAATAAGGGACGTGCTCTGGGAGAACTTGGTCATCCCGATGGACCCACCGTAAATCTGGATCGTGTTTCTCACAAAATTACTTCACTCGTTCGAGAGGGAACTAATTTTAGAGGTAAGGCACAAATTCTTAATACTCCTATGGGTAAGATTGCATCTTCCCTTTTGGATGAAGGTGTAATGCTCGGAGTTTCTTCTCGTGGTGTTGGATCTTTGAGAGAAGATCATCGCAGTGGTTGTAAAGTTGTCGGCGAAGATTTCCAATTGGCAACTGCTGCCGACATTGTTGCAGATCCTTCTGCTCCAGATGCTTTTGTTAATGGAATTATGGAAGGAAAGGAATGGGTTTGGGAAGGTGGTATTCTTCGCGAACAACTTGCAGAAAAAACTCAGAAGAGAATTAATACTCTCGTAAGTCAGAGACAATTGGAAGAGCATAAGTTGAACTTATTCAACGATTTTCTCTCAAATCTTTAAATTATAAATAAATATAGATTAATACAAAAATATCTAATCAAATGTCCGTTGGTAGCAATTTACAAGAAATGGAAAACGTAGTAACCAAAGGCGCTGCTCCTGCTGACCCAATGCAAGTTGGAAATGTTTCTGGAGTCATGACTCCAGGACAAGCAGCAATAGAGGATCTCGGCGGCCCAACTCCAGAGAATTATCGTACAGATGATGACTCGGCAAAACTTAGAGAACCAATTATTGCAACAGTAAAAGATGTTGTCAATAGAGCAGCTGTTGCTGCGGAATCTACAAATACTGAAGAAGAAGTTGTTTCTGAAGAAGAAGTAACTGAGGAAGAAGTTGTTTCTGAAGAAGAAGTAACTGAGGAAGAAGTTGTTTCTGAAGAAATCTATGATGTTGAAGAGGATGTAAATGCTCTTCTCGAAGGTGAAGAACTTTCTGAGGAGTTTCAAGAAAAAGCACGTACTATTTTTGAAACTGCAATCAGAGCAAAAGTTGCTGAAGTAAAAGAAGAAATACAGCAGCAATATGAAACATCTCTTATTGAAGAGATTGTTGCTATCAAAGAAGAATTGACTGATAGAGTTGATGCCTATCTTGAGTATGTTGCTCAAGAATGGATTTCTGAAAATCAACTTGCAGTTCAACAAGGACTTAAGACCGAAATGACTGAATCATTCCTTACTGGAATGAAGCAACTTTTTGAAGATCATTATGTAACAATCCCTGAAGAAAAATATGATGTACTCTCTACAATGGTAGAGAAATTAGATGAGATGGAAGATAAACTCAACGAGCAAATTAAGACAAATATTGCTTTGAATCAAAGATTAGCTGAGTCAGTTGCTGATGTAATTTTCTCAGATGTCTGCGAAGGTCTTGCACTTTCACAGAAAGAAAAACTCGCTTCTCTTGCCGAAAATGTTGAGTTTGATAGTGAAGAGAACTATCGTGAGAAACTGGTAACTCTGCGTAAGTCATACTTCCCAGAAAATGCCGGAGCTCAAAGAGATAATTCAGAGAATATTTCCGAAGAAATTGAGATTGTTGAGCAATCAAACAGTACATTAATGGAATCATATCTTCAGACTCTGAATAGAGTCTCCAAAAAATGATTTTTTAATTATAAGTCAAACTAAAACTTTTAAGAGGTAAAAACAAATGCAAATGCCCAATTTAGAGCATCTGCAGGAGAAGTGGGCACCTATCCTCAATCATGAGGGAATGGGTAATATCCAAGACGCTCACCGCAGAGCAGTAACTGCTCAACTCCTGGAGAACCAAGAACAAATGCTTCGTGAGGAAAGAGAATTCCTCTCCGAAGGTCCAACTAACTCTGTTGCACAAGATGGAGTTAAAAATTTCGATCCTGTTCTGATCTCCCTGATCAGACGCTCGATGCCTAATTTGATCGCCTATGATGTTGCTGGCGTTCAACCAATGAATGGTCCTACCGGACTTATCTTTGCGATGCGTTCTCGTTATACTGGAATGGGTGGCGATGAAGCACTCTTCAACGAGGCAGATTCTGCATTCTCCGGTCAGAGAGAAGGGTTTGATGCTACTCAAGCACAACGTTATGTTGACAACTCTGAAGTTGAGAGTGTTGGTTTCGGTACAACTGCACAATCTGGTGTCAATCCTGGCGCACTGAATGATTCTGGTGCTGCTGGTACTGACTACAATGTTGGTCAAGGTATGTCTACTGCTGATGCAGAGGGACTTGGAGAAGCCAACGACAACTTCAACCAGATGGCATTCTCGATCGAGAAAGTCACTGTTACCGCTAAGTCACGCGCACTGAAGGCTGAGTACTCACTTGAGCTTGCTCAGGACCTCAAGGCAATTCATGGTCTGAATGCCGAAGCGGAATTGGCAAACATTCTCTCTACTGAGATTCTGGCTGAAATCAACCGCGAAGTTATTCGTACCATCTATAAGTCTGCCGAAGCTGGTGCTCAGGCAAACGTTGCTTCCCCCGGTATCTTTGACCTCGACGTTGACTCTAATGGTCGTTGGTCTGTTGAGAAGTTTAAGGGTCTGATCTTCCAAATCGAGCGCGATGCTAACGCTATCGCAACCAGAACTCGTCGTGGAAAGGGCAACATGATCATCTGTTCCGCAGATGTTGCTTCTGCTCTCACCATGGCAGGCGTTCTCGATTATACCCCTGCTCTCAACGCTAATCTTAACGTTGATGAAAGCGGCAACACCTTTGCTGGTGTTCTTGCTGGTAAGTATCGCGTATATGTCGATCCTTATTCTGGTGGATCTAACCTCAACTCATTGGGCAACCCATCTGGTGGTCAGTACTATGTTGCTGGTTACAAGGGTTCTTCACCTTATGACGCAGGTCTGTTCTATTGCCCATACGTTCCTCTTCAGATGGTTCGTGCCGTTGGTGAGAACACCTTCCAACCAAAAATCGGATTTAAGACTCGCTACGGCATTGTCTCCAATCCATTTGCTGGTAAGACTCAGGGAACTCATCCTGGTTCAATCAAGCAAAACGACAACCGCTACTACAGAAGAGTCAAGGTTGCAAACCTTATGTGATAATTTTCACATATGCCTTCAGAGGACCTTCGGGTCCTCTTTTTTTGTCTAAATACAAATAAAAGACTTGTTGTGAAAACTTTCAATCAGTTTTGTGAGGATGCAAACATCACCGAATTTTGGAATCCATTTGCACCAAAAACAAAATCAAAACCAAAACCAAATGTAAAAGTTTTAGCGCATAAAAATTATCAACCTGGGGTTTTGAATAAAACGACAGGTCAATTCACACCAAGACCGCATACTCCAGCAGAAAAAGCAAGATATGGATGGGAACCTGTTAATACAAGCTCTTACGGACCTAAAGATACAACTTCTCAATCATATAATACTGGTAGAGATAAAGTTCAAAGAACTGCTGATGGAACACCATTCTCAGGTTCTACACGAGGTGTAGCTGTTCCTTATAAGTATAAAAAAAATGAAGTTCCAAAAGGTGAATGGGCGGGAACTCCATCTAGAGAATTTGGATCTGACGTAACCTTTACTCAAAAACCAATGGGAACTGATACAAGAAGTATCACAACCCAAGTAAAAGATACTGGTAATTTTGGACCTACCGGAAAAGTTAATCGTTCGACAAGTTTTGATTTGATGAGACAAACTGCCAGAGATTTAACTGGAAATAAAGAATTGACACCGACTCAATATGGAAAAAGAAAAGTTTATGTACAATTGAATGATCCAAATAAATATGTTGCTCCGCATGGAGTAGGTCCTGTTCTTAAGTAGAAATTTAAATGTAATTAAAATGACATCTATATTTAATAAGCAAATAAGTAATCGCAATTTTCTTTCTCCAGTAGGTTTTAAGTTTACTCTGGCAAAAGAACCTAAAGTTGCTTTTTTTTCAACTTCAGCAAGAATACCCGATATCAGTTTAGGAACAGCTGTACAAACAAATTATTTGAAAGATATTCATGTTCCTGGAGATAGATTAACCTATAGTGATTTTAGTTTAAAATTTTTAATTGATGAGAATCTTGAAAATTATATGGCAATTCATAATTGGTTGACTGGATTAGGATATCCAGAAACAACCCAAGACTATAGAGATGCAATCACAAAAGATGGTGTAGAAGATGGAAAAAATGTTTTTAGTGATGGAAGTTTGCATGTTTTGAATAGCAATTATAGAGATATTGCTATTGTAAAATTTAGTGATTTATTTCCCACATATTTGTCTTCATTAGATTTTCAGGCGACTGATTCTGACATCAATTACTTTACAGCAGAGGTCACTTTCAAGTATACTATTTACAATATATTAGCATCTGACGGTAGAACACCCTTATGAATCTTGAACAAATTCAGGAGATGTGGGAGAGAGATTCTTTCATAGATCCAGATAACTTACATGATGAATCACTTAAAATACCTCAACTTCACTCTAAATACTATACCATATATAATACGATTACTCTTTTAAGAGAAAAGGCAAGAGAGTCTTTTAATCGTGTGAGATTAGAAAGATACAATTATTATGCAGGCAAAGCACCTGCAGAAGTGTATGAAGAAGATCCTTTTCCTTATAAGATAAGAGAAAAAGATGTACTTCAACGCTATCTTGATGCTGATGAAAGATTAACAGCAGTAGATTTAAAAATTAAATATTACGATACGATGTTAAAGTTTCTTGAAGAGATTATTAAGAATATCTCCAACAGAACTTTTCAAATTAAAAATGCAATCGAGTGGCACAGGTTCCAAGCAGGGTTTAACTAATGGATGAAGAATCCAAGTTTATAATGGATTTTAGTATAGAAGATATTCATCTTTTATACCATTGTGTATGTAAAAGAATAGAAACCTGGGAGGGATATCCTTCCAGGCATCCATTTGAGCAAGAGCACTTACATTATCTTAAAACTGAACTGTATAAAGCAGTTTTAGATTTCAAGTTTAATTGTGGTGAATAAATACTTATAATTCATATTATGAGTATATGTCTCATTTGATTATTCAAAAGAAGAACGAAGTATATTTAACAATAAAAGCAGAACCTCACGTTTATTACGAACTTGCAGATCAGTTCACGTTTGAGGTTCCTGGTGCAAAGTTTATGCCTCAGTTTCGTAATAGACACTGGGATGGAAAAATTCGTTTATTCAATACAGAAACTAGTGAGATATATGTTGGATTATTGGATAAAGTCGTAAGATTTTGTGAAACTCATGATTATACTTATGAGTTTATAGACAATAAATTTTATGGTCTTCCTTTTGAGACAAACAATATGATCTCTAAGGAAGGCGTTAAAGACTATATAAATGCTATCTGTAGGTATTCCCCTC